CCCAGCGTATTGACCGTCTCATTGAAGTCAGCCGGTGCAAAGTACGTGGCAAAAGTGTCCAAGGTGCCCTCGGGGAAGGCATGACCTTCTCCAGAAGCGATGAACTTGCGCACATTGCCATCCACATCAGAGGCCTGCCCAAGATACTCCTCGAAGGTTACGCCCGCAAAGGTGAAGCCAGTGCGTTGGTCTGCACGCAGCGCCAGGCTCTCCTGATACCACTGATAGGCCTTGACCACATTGGGGTGGGCGGTCAGCAGATCGAAGAATTCCGGCGAGACCAGTACGCGAACACCGGTCATGTACTCGCCCTTTAGGTTGAGTTCAAGGTATCGCTTGAGATCCAGGCACTTTTTCTTGACATCGGTTTTTTCGTTGTTGAGCGCGAAGTTGAATTCCTTGGGCTCAATACCGAACTCATCGAAGAGGTTGTAGAGGACCGAGCCGTCAGCATCCAGAATCACGCCCTTGAGTGCGCCCATGCGCAAATGCTCTAGCGTGATGGCGTGCTTGTTGCGCATCGACTGCAGATGCTCGGTCATCACGTTTGCGATGGTTTCGGTGTCGGTCTCAGAGCCAAAGGCGCGCAGGCCTTGAACCTCTTCTGGCAGCACCACATCGTCGTGCGGAATATGCGGGATGATGAACGAGCGCAGAGTACGGCGACCGCGCTTTCCCACCGTGCCAGGCGCACCTACGGGCAGCGTGGGCAGCAGGTTCAGAACGCCGTTTCGCTCTTCCACCGCAATCTGACGAAAGCGCACAGGGCGAGCAGGCATCAAGTTGAGCTGATCGAGTTTGCCGAATTGGTTGGGCAGGATATTGATGGCAGCAGTAAGCGCCGTCATCGAAAACGCAGGGGACTGGAAAGGGTTGTTCATTGCTTAGACTCCTTGACGAACGAGGATGCCGATCGCTTCGAGTTGAGCGATAGCTGCGGTTTTTTCTTCCGTGGTGATGGCAGCGGGCCAGATCAGCGCGTGATCGGCCACGATGGCTTGACGCGAAACAATCAGGCCGTTGTTTTTTTCTGCGGCACTGGCATCGATGCTTTGCAGCACCACGCCAGCGGCGACTTCTGAACCATCGGTCGCAGAAGGGTCGAGGGCTTTGACTTTTTGCGTCGCACTCACTCGGCCAATCACGGTCCCGAGCTTCAAGTTCTGCCCGGACACCACCGTGACCTGGTCGCGGGAGTAGAGGTTTTCTTCCTCGTACTTGAGCACGTCGCCCAAGGTGAGGTCGTTGGTAATTGCAGTCATCAGGTTCTCCTATTAACGGTGGTTGAGTTGCGCTGCGTCACGCTGGCTTTGAGCGCGCTGCTTCGCTGCTCGAACGACAGGGCTGTCTTCGGGCTTGGTTTGGGCTTGTGTTCCTGCCTCGGGCAAGATGCGACTGGAGATTTCGGGGGATCCAGAGGCCTTGGCTGCCAGAAGCTCCTTGCGCGCCTGGTCAACCGAAACACCGCGCTCAATCAGGCCCGCTGTCATCTCGGACTTCCCAGCCAGAAGACACATCTCAGCAATGGCCAGCACCTGAGCACTGGCTGCCCTGATGTCATGGCCTTGGATGGCGGCACTTGCTTGCACCTGCGCACCGGTTTCGCCCCCTGCGTCTTGCGAGGTATCGTTGCCTTGGGCAGGCTCAGATCCAGCACTCAGCTGATTGGCTAGTTGAGATTGACGTTGATCTTCTTGGGTTGTCTGCCCATCGGCAGCTTGGGTTGCATCGTTTTGCATGCAAACACTCCTTTTCATGGACGATCCGGGCGTAGAGATCCCCATCTCGCGGCCCGAACCTTGAATTCGCGCGATGGATGTCGATTGCGTGTGGAGCTCTTCACTCAGAGCGAGCAGTGCGTCGTCAAGCGTCCCGACCACATCGGCTAGACCGGCATCAATCGCGTCTTGCGCGAAATACAGCCCTGCTTCGGTGTCTTGAACGTCTTGTTCAGAAAGGTTTCGGTTGGCTGCGACCGTCGACACGAACAGGCCATACATCCGGTCCACTTCGGCCTGTAGGGCCTGCGCCGCATCGGTGGACAGCGGCGCATGGGGAGACATATCGTTCTTGCGGTCCCCGGCGTACACCGCTGTGTAGCGAAGTCCGCTCATGGCGTCCCGCTGCGACTGATCCACGTGCAACGCGATAACCCCAACAGAACCCACACCGCCGGTCCGAGTGACGTAGACCCGGCTGGCCGCACTGGCTATGGCATATGCAGCCGAGAACGCATCGTCGTTGGCAACTGCCCAGATGGGCTTGATTTGCCGAGCCGCCATGATCTGATCCGCCAGATCAAAAGCCCCACCGGCTTCACCGCCGGGTGAATCGATGTCCAGCAAAATCGCATTGACAGTCGGGTCACGCACGGCCTGCGCAATCTGCGCACTGATGGCCGTGTAGCTGGTCAGACCCGAGGCCGCATCGACTGCTGCCGCTCGACGTACCAATGTTCCGGACACACTGATGACAGCGATGTTCGATGTCAGTGCTGTGGAATTAACAGGCGGGGCTTGCGCAGCCAAGTGCTTGATGAGTGCTTGCGAATCGTCTGACATGGCCAATCCCAAACGGGGGCCAAGCACCGAGAGAATCACATCCAACTTTCTGGGGTGAATCAGCAGGGGCGTGCCAAAGATTCGCGATGCCAAATGTGGCATCGACGAGATGTGGTTCATAAGTCCTCTGGTTTCAGGTTTGCTGATCCACCAAGGGCGCGCTTGGTGAGTCAGGAGGGAGAGAGGGTGCTGCCGAGTTGGTCGCACCATTGCGAGCTACTTGCCTGGGGTCCGTATCCAATACGAGCCCCAACGCATCGGCTCTCGCGTTGTCCGCTGCGATCTCTTTGTCGATCGTTTCGGCGTCGTAGCCAAATGAAGAGATCGCTTCGGAGCGGCTCATCAATCCGGATCGAATGGCCAACTGCAGGGCTTTGAATTCCTTTTCAGGATCCACCCACTGCCAGCCTTGGGGAATCCACTTCGCCGCTTGCCATGCTCGGGCGGCTTGACGGCTTTTGGCATATCCCGGCGCAGCCAGGGCACCACTGAGCACTGCCGCATCCATCCATGCACGCCAAATCGGGCGACACATCTGATGCACGATCACGCCATGCTGGATGGCTTCACATCGGCGACGGAATTCCAGGAGCCCTGCACGAATCGACGAGTAGTTCACGCCCGACAGATCGCCGGTCAACTGCTCATAGGTGATGCCCATGGCTACAGCGACTGCACGGAACTGCACCCGCAGGAACTCCGCGTAGGAACCACCAACATCCGCTGGATCAGAAAACTTCACGTCCTCACCCGGCTCCAGGACTTGCAATGTTCCCGGCTCCAAACCCGCCATCGCTACGCCCAGCTCATCCGCTTCGCCCTCTCCCAGCAGTTGGTCTTCTGGCGACTGGCGCGTGATGAAGCCAGCGAACATGGCCGCAGTCTTTTTCCGAACCAGCTCAGCGTCATCGTATTGATCGAGTTCGTTGAGCTTGACCAATGCCCGCGACAGCCAGGGCTCGCCACGAATCTGACCTGGCCGCAGTGGTCGAAACAGGTGAACGATCTCCTCAGCAGGAACAGGTACCAGGTCGTTGCCATTGACCGTCAAACTCGGGTCACCCGGATGCTCGCGGTAAAGGTGATAGGCCACCCGACGTCCAAGGGCATCAAACTCGATGCCGCTACGAATTGGGTTACCCGATGCACTGAGAGTGTTCAGGCTTAAAGGCAGGTGCTCGGGCTCCAGAATTTGCAACTGGATCGGCACGCTCAGGCCATCCTCTTGTCGCCGATTGCGGATACGAATCAGGCATTCGCCGCCCTCGACCATGGCACGGCAGGCTAGTGACTGCAGGCCGTAAAAATCGGTGAGGTTGTTGCTGTCTGCCTCCTCCACCCACTGCCACCACAACGCGTGAATTCGCTCCCGAAACTTGGGGTCGTCCACCAAAGATTGCGGCTTGATCCCAGTGCCAATTGCATTAGAGACAAAACTGTCGACTGCGTTTGCCGCCCAGGCATTTCGGCGCACCAGATCCCGAGACTTGACCCGCAGTTGATTGCCCGTGGCCAGCATCGCTGAGACCGCCCCTGGGTCACCAGGATTCCAGACGCGAGATCTGCGGCCTGAACCAGCAGCCTCGTGAACGGAATTCCAGCCCACATAGGATGTGAGTTTTTTCCAAAAGGCCATCTCAGAACCCCTTGGATGT